AGGATAACCTCTATGGGCGCAAGGGATCAATGCACAAAGGATTCGATCACGATACTTTTGCTGTTGATTGCGATTGTTTTGTTGGTCCTCAATTGATCTCTTACAACAGCAGCAACCTCGTGAAGGAACGCTTTGAGGGATGGACAGCTGCGGAATTTGCACACACCTACACGATGCGGTCGGTGGGATGCTATAATACAGATCAAGCATCCCGCAAGGAACTAGTCCTTTTTAATTATGAAGTGTGAAGTCAAACTCTATGTTGCTGGTCAAGTCTTTACCGAAGAAGTGATCGCTCGCAACTATCAAGAAGCTAGGGAAGTTGCTCTAGCTCGCAACCCTAATGCAAAAGTAATTGGAGTCACTGCTGTATTCAAATGAAACTATGGCGACTATGGTGTAAAGCACTAGGAAAGAAGGCACTTGACAATGACAGAGAAGCAGATTACGTTGCTGGTATACGGACTATTATATTCGTCACTTATTTTGTCACTAATTTATTCATTATCGCGGGGGTCGTGAGGCACTGGAATGACGGAACTGAAAGATTACCTATACAGCATCAATCAATCAAAAAAGAATATCATGGATGAAGATGAGGACGCTATAAAAAAGTATCCTCCTTTTATTGTCAACAAATGTCTGTCTGGTTTTACTGATAGCATTCTTTTTGCTAACGAGATGAACAAGTATCATCAGTTAGATAAGAAGATGCAATATGATTTTTACATAAATAGTTTGAAGCCTAGAAAGCGTTTTACGCCGTGGGTGAGAAAAGAAACTCTTGAGCATCTTGAATTGGTGAAGCAATATTATGGTTATAACCATAACAAAGCCGTCGCTGCATTGAGGATTCTCACGAATTCTGAATTAGATGAGATTAAAAAACTATTAGATACAGGCGGACAAAGATGACAACTGAAATTGAAGTACAGTGGCAACCCTCTGACATGGTGGAAGTGAGTTTGTCCGAACCAGATGACTTTCTAAAGGTTCGTGAGACACTCACTCGTATCGGCGTTGCTTCTCGGAAAGAACGTAAACTATATCAATCCTGTCATATTCTTCATAAACAGGGTAGATATTATATTGTACACTTTAAGGAGTTGTTTGCTCTTGATGGTAAGAAGACAAACTTCACCTTGAATGATTTGCAGAGGCGTAATAGAATTGCACAACTCCTATCTGACTGGGGATTGGTTGCAATTGTAGAAGCATCTTCCATCGAAGATGTAGCTCCTCTTAATCAAATCAAAGTACTTGCTTTCAAAGATAAAGATGAGTGGACTCTAGAGTCCAAGTATAATATCGGTAGAAAGAAAACTGAAGTGTAAACCGAAATAAAAAGTGGGGTTTTTAACACCCCACTTTTTCTATGATTCATTATAATTAGTAGTGGATGCCGTAACGGGTCCATAAACTAACTCTCGCTTATACAAGGAGACTACCAATGAATAAATACGCTTGGGACGTTTACTCTCCCTTCTATGTGGGATTGGATGATGTTTTCCATAGACTCGATTCGATGACGAGTCATAATAAAAACTATCCTCCCTACAATTTAATCAAACATGACGCCGCTAATTACGAAATCGAAATCGCTTTGGCTGGCTTTAAAAAGGATGAGATCGAAGTATCTACTGAATCAAACATTCTCCGAGTTGCCAGCAAAGATTCGAGAACAGATCCTAATGTCGAGTATCTCCACAAAGGATTGTCCAAGAGATCTTTCTTGAATACGTGGCAATTATCCGATGATCTACGTGTATCTGATGTTGCATTTGAGGATGGATTGTTGAAAATTGCATTGAGAAAAATCATTCCTGATCATCAAAAGAAGGTGACATATTCTATTGGAGACGCCGCAAAAGAATTGCTTCTAGAATAAATAATTATAACCAAATATCGTCGGCGCAGACAGGGGAGTAACTGGCACAATTCAGTTGACACTCCCCTTTTTTTGTGCTATCATACTACTGTCTATTCTATAGAAACTATGGCTGCATCTATTGTTGTTCTCCAAACTGGAGAACGTGTGATTACTGATCTTCAAGAACTTCGAGAGAACAATGACCCAGAGGGAAAATCCGTTTGTTTGGTCATGATTCGCCCTTATATCTTGAGTGTGGAGAAGACTATTGGTGATCCTTCAAATCAGGAAGTTCAAGTAAGATTTAGCAAGTGGCTTCCTTATTCTAAAGATACTGAATTTAAAGTAGCATTCTCAACGTTGCTTACTATCGCACACCCCGATGATGGTTTGGTGGAAGCATACCTGCAAACTGTCGCTCAAGCAGAAGCAGCGGAAGCAGCAGCAACTCGCACTGAAGTGACTCAAGCATCTGCTGATACTGGTTACGTTCCTGCAGAAGATGCTGAAACTTCTGAAGTTTGACGGGCACTGGCTCGTAGCAGAGGTTGAAGAGATTCCTGGCGTAGAGTTTGGAGACCCCGACTGTGTGCTAAAATACCCTTGTGAAGTGACGGAGGATGGGGCTGTGCCCTTTCCTCCTTACAGCGAAGACCGAGAGATCGCGGTGCGTTCATCAGACATCACATTGATTGCTGAACCTGACGCTATGTTCTCGGCACTATACTATGATTTGAAAGCAAAAGAGGACGAATGAAGTTTTACACCAGTGTCGAACAATCTGGAAACAACATTTTTGTGAGAGGATATCAGGATGGCAGAGCATTTGAGGACAAGGTAAAGTTTAATCCTACTCTTTATCTACCATCGCTCAAGCCTACAGATTGGAAGACACTGGACGGTAAGTATGTTCGCCCAGTAAAGCAAGGCACTATTAAAGATGCCAAACAATTCATTGAAGATCATAAAGAGATCCCTGACTTTGAGATCTGTGGTCAAACACGTTTTCTTAATCAGTATATTTTTGATGAGTATCCTGATGAGGAGATGAAGTATGATATTAATCAGATTCGTATCTTCACCCTAGATATCGAGACAGGAGCTGAAAATGGTTTCCCAGACATTGAGTCTGCAGACCAGGAGATTCTTTTGATTAGCATCAAAGATTCTAACACCAATAAGATATCTGTATTTGGAACTCGCCCATTCAAAAACACCGAGAAGGATGTGCATTACATGCACTTCCAGACGGAAGAAGGTATGCTAAAAGCATTCCTTCATTGGTGGTCTTCTAACTATCCTGACGTAATTACTGGATGGAATGTGCAGTTGTTCGATATGCCGTACATCATACGTCGCATTGAACGATTGTTTGGTGAAAAAGAATCGAGACTTCTGTCTCCGTGGAAGAATATTTTTTTCCGAGAAGTCTACATCAAAGGTAGAAAGAACATCGCTTATGATATTACTGGTGTAGCTACACTAGATTACCTTGAGTTGTATCGTAAGTTCACTTACACTAATCAAGAGTCTTATCGACTAGACCATATTGCGTTTGTAGAACTAGGTCAGAAAAAACTAGATCACAGTGAGTACGATACCTTCAAAGAGTTCTACGATAATGACTGGCAGAAGTTTGTAGAGTACAACATCATTGACGTTCGCCTGGTGGACAGGTTGGATGACAAGATGAAGCTACTTGAACTTGCTATCACTATGGCATATGATGCCAAGGTGAATTTTGAGGACGTGTATTCACAGGTCCGCATGTGGGATAACATTATCTATGTGTATCTTGCACGTCGCAATATTGCTATTCCACCCAAACATCAAAGTACAAAGGACAACAAGTATGCTGGTGCTTATGTTAAGGAGCCTATCCCAGGAATTTATGACTGGGTGGTTAGTTTTGACCTCAACTCCCTATACCCTCACCTCATTATGCAGTACAACCTCTCTCCAGAGACGTTGCTACCACACAAACACCCATCAGCAAATGTGGAAAGACTCCTGAACAAGGAGATTGACTTGAGTGATCTTCGCGGTCAAACTGTGTGTGCTAACGGCACATATTACGACACCACTAGGCATGGGTTCCTTCCAGAACTCATGGACAAGATCTACCAAGAACGTACCATCTACAAGAAGAAGATGCTTGCTGCAAAGCAACAGTATGAGAAGACTCCTACCGTCGAGTTGCAGAAGGAAATCTCTCGCTGCAATAATATTCAGATGGCAAGGAAGATCCAACTCAACTCTGCTTATGGTGCTATCGGCAACGAACACTTCCGATACTATCGTCTTGAGATCGCTGAAGCAATTACAACGTCAGGTCAGTTGTCTATTCGTTGGATCAGCAACAAGACTAATGCTTATCTAAACAAAATTCTGAAGACAAATGATGTTGATTATGTTATTGCTTGTGATACCGATTCTATGTATCTCAATCTGGGTCCTTTGGTTGAAACTGTATTCAAGGACCGAGAGAAAAATGATGAGAGCATTGTTGGGTTCCTTGATAAGGTGTGTGAGGTGGAATTTGAAAAGTTTATTGAAAGTTCTTACCAAGAGCTCGCCACTTATGTGAATGCATTTGCCCAGAAGATGAAGATGAAGCGAGAGAACATTGCTTCAAAGGGTATCTGGACCGCGAAGAAGCGTTATATTCTCAATGTCTGGGACAGTGAGGGTGTGCGCTACTCCGAACCAAAGATGAAAATCTGTGGCATGGAGACGGCACGATCATCTACACCTGCATTCTTTCGTGACAAACTCAAAGAAGCATACAAGATTATCATCAACGGAACTAACGATGATGTGATTAAGTACATTGATAAAGTAAAGTCTGATACTCGGAAGCAAGAGTATACTGACATTGCATTTCCCAGAGGAGTTAACAACCTAATGAAATACAGAAGTGTTGCTAACATTTATGAGAAAGGAACACCTATCCATGTAAGAGGAGCCCTACTTTATAACCACTACATTAAAAAGTTTGATGTAGAAAATAAGTATGCTCGCATTCAAGAAGGTGAGAAGATTAAATTCTTATACCTAAAAGAACCAAATCCTATTGGTGAGAACGTAATTTCATTCATGGGTCGCATTCCAACCGAGTTCAATGTTGAGAAATATATTGACTACAACCTACAGTTTGAGAAATCATTTTACGAACCACTCAAAAATGTGCTAAACTGTATTGGTTGGAATAGTAAAAAAACAGTATCACTTCTATCATTTTTTTAATATGGATTTTCTATCGCAAGTAATTAAGGACAGTAAGAATGAGTTCGCTTCTCTTGCATCTGATGGCATTGCTGCTGGTGACGTTGAAAGTTTCGTTGATACTGGTAGTTACATCTTTAATGCCCTGGTTTCTGGAAGCCTGTTTGGGGGTATTCCCTCAAATAAGATTACGGCTCTGGCAGGAGAGAGCGGCACAGGAAAGACTTTCTTTTGTCTTTCTGTCGTTCGTAATTTCCTTGATCTTGATCCTAATGCTGGCGTCTTGTATTTTGAAACCGAGTCCGCTATTAGTAAGCAGATGATTGAGAGTCGTGGCATTGACTCCAGTCGTATGGTTATCTTCCCTGTTAATACAGTGGAAGAGTTTAGGACACAGGCAGTCAGGATCATTGACAAATATATGGAACAACCAAAAGATGATCGCAAACCACTGATGTTTGTGCTAGACTCTCTGGGTATGCTAGCAACCAATAAAGAAGTTGAGGATGCCACGAACGATAAGCAAGTTCGTGACATGACAAAATCACA